CCACGAAATCGTCCGCCATGGCCGCGATCGCAGCGTCCAGGGCCTCGATCGCGAGCCCCGCCGTGTCCTCCCCTAGATCGGGTTCGTCGTTGCGCACCACCTGAACGGTCCACGTCACTTTTGTGGCGCTGGATCCGTCGTATGTGAATTTGCCACGTGTGCCCGGCTTTTGCTGGACCCTTGCGCGGCCCAGCAAGGGGTGGACCAAGGTCCCGATCTCGGTCCGCTCGATCGCATCCATTAAGCGGCGCGCGTCCAGATCGTGATTATCGCCTGTGTAGACGGCCTCGATCTCGTGGTCTCGCTCGCCACGTCCGAAGGTCTGGCCCAAAGCGCCCGCCATGAAAGGCGTCCTGAACTCCGCGTTTCGGCGGCCAAAGCCCGTCTGGACCGCGATCACGCCGAATTCGACCCCCTCGAAGGAGCCTTTAACTTTCCGATCGCGCCAGCTCATTGGGCACCTACAGGGATCGCACCGCGATTACCTCGCATCGGCGGACCGTTCCCGCGCTGTTTGGTGCGGACGTGAGCTTCTACGCCCGGGGCCACCTTCACGCTGACCTCGATCTCACCGTCCATGCGAAAATCCTTAGAAGGGTCTAGCGGACCCTTTCCGCCCATGTCGTAGCCCGCGGGCTGATACAGCGGTGCAGGCGTGAGCCCGCGCTGGCTAGTGAAGCCCTCCTTGCCGCCCTTGTGTGGTCCTAGCCCCAGATTTGCGAGCCCTTCCACAAGGCCGTTGGCCAGGTCGAATTTCTCCTGCAGCCACGTCCCAAACGCATAACCCGCACCGCCCGCCGCAATGAGCGGCCCCAGGGAGGCCATGAGACCCTTCACGCCCGCGCTCGCGACACCTGCAGCCGTGCCTACAGACGCGATCCCTGAGACAGCTTGCGCAACCCTGAAAGCCTGCAGAGCTTTGACAGCATTGAAGATGTTAGTCCCGAGACTCGCAAATCCCATGGCCGCACGGGTCCCTGCGTAGATCCCTACCAGCTTCAGAGCCCCTTTGACTCCGCCCAGAGCATCCAAGGCCTCCTTAGCGACGCTGAAAGCCCTCTTCCCGGCCGAGAATAGCTGCCCGAGGCCGCTAGAAATGCTGGAGGCCAGCTCGTCCAGGCGCCCATCCTTCTTCATTTTCAGGATCTCACCGTACACCTTCTCCAGCTCGCCCTTGATACCGTCACCGATACCCGAGGAGAAGATCCGCGACTGGAATTTTGTAAGTTCGTCGCCGATATTGCCCAACAGCGCGGGAAGGGTCTTGGAAATCTTATCGGACGCCCCCGCGTACTTCGCGGAGAAAATGCCGGTCAGGACGTCCTGGATCTGCTTTCGGTCTTTTTTGAGGGCCTTGACGGTGCGCTGGGCGCCTTGCTTGTCCACGAAGGTGTAGGCGAAATACTTACCCTTAGCGTTCGCTTTAATTCCGAATTCCTTCAGACGCTCGTTCTCGCCCGTCACCGCGTCGGCCATAGCCTCCACCACGTCCGTGGTCCTCTTGCCTGCACTGGCGAACACGGCGGCCGTGTCGGAGAAGGTGCGCAGGGACCCGTTGGTGGGATCCATGCCTTGATTTCTCATGCGGATAAAGGCGTCCGTGGTCTCCTCTAAGCTAAAAGGGACCGAGGATGAGAACTTGTCAATCCAATCAAAAGACTCGGAGGCCTTCTTGGACGATCCCTCGATTGCCGCCAGCGTGGCTCGGAGTTGCTCGAACTTTCCGCCAGTCTTCACAAGCTTGGCGACCCCGAGGCCGCCGATCACGCCGATACCCAGGAAGGCCTTGCCCAGGAATCGGGCAGTGTCCCCCACCTGAGACTTGACCCGCCCGAGAGCCTTTCGCGTCGGACCGAAGTCTGGCGCGGGGGGGCGGATCTGCTGCATGAGCCCTTTCCTGTACTCGCGTAGCTCCACCTTCTGGCGCAACAGGGCCAGATCAGCCCCTCTATTCATTCCCAGCGGTAGAGCCGCGGCCTTGGGTAGCGGGGCGGGCGAAAGCTCTGCTTGAAGGGATTTGCGATAGTCGCGGAGCTGCAGCTTGGCCCGCTCACGCTGGAGGTCCAGCTGGCGATTCGTACCGAAAGGCACCGCCGCGATCTTGGTGGACTTGGCGGCCTCTCTACTAAGCTCGTGTAGGCCCCTCTCGGCGGACTTGATCCCCGCCTTGGTGCTATCCTTAACCCTTAAGGTCAGAGTCGCTTTAAGATCGCCTGCCATTAGATATTAAACTATACCATGCGTCAAGCTCTCGGAAATCCAGCGCCCAGATCTCGGATGGAGGCCACCTGAAAAACAGGGCGATCCCGTGGACCTTTTCCCAGACTAATCGGTGGATTTTTTGAGTCTCGTTGAGGCTCTCCCAGTCCGATCGCCAGGTTTCTGATCGTCCTTTCTCTTCTCCTTCTCCCGGTTCTCGGGTAGGATAAAATTTTCTGCTATCGCCCTCTGGATATCCAGCATGTCATTGACTTGGAGGGCCTCCGCCTCGATGTCAAAAAGCCCGCAGCACTTCTCAAGCAAGTAAAAGGCCTGCTCCTGGTTAGGCGCGTCGTCGTTCGGGAGGTGCCTGTAGTCGCCCATGGTGAGGGGTTTACAAACGACCGTATCCCGTTTCTGGCCATCGATCTGGATAGGCAGGCGTAGCTTAATTCGCAAGCTTCCATCGCCCTGGACTTGAATCCGCTCTGACATATCGGCTCCTCTGCTCCTCTGCTCCTGGAAAACTTCAAGCCCCGCAGCGAGCGAACGCGCTCCGCTGCGGAGCTCAAATCTTATAAAGTCTTGGCGACCGGACCGCGTAGCTCAAAAGCCGCGTTGGATCCTGAGACCACGGAGGGTTTGGTCGCGTAGGCCTTCCGGATCATGTAGCGCGCCCCACTGTCCGTGAGGATCATCAACGTCAGATTCTTCCCGTTCAGGAGTGACAAATTCGTGTCAGAGCGGTGCAGGGCCGATCCGCTTACGACCCCCCCCTGGATCACCTCTGTGTAGTCGCCATCGTCCACGCCGTCCACAGGCACAGGCTCGCGGACCGCGCCACCTGGATCGAACGTGGCACCATCGCCCGTGAGCTGGATCGGCGTCCCGTTAATTTTCAGCCTGATAACTTTTGTGACTCTACCTGCCATAATCTTCTTCCCTATCCCTATCGCTTGAAGGCGTTCCGGATCGCGGTGATCAAGAGGGCATTAATCGTGTCTGGTGGGATCACCGCATCGATACGATTTGGATTGCTGATATTGCGCGCCACTACCACCGTGGAAGCGAAAACGCCTACATTCTCAATCCAGCCCAGGGTCTGGAGGTCCTCAGCGATTGAGATTAGCTCGGCCTTGACCGTGGCGGGGGTCGCCACGGGTACGCCGGGGGGGAAGGTGTTGGGGTTGCCGTCTGAGTCCACGTCGTCGGCCAGGAGGCTTTGAGAGAATTTGGCCGAGACCCCCGCGCGGAACGCGTAATCGATCGCGTCCAGGAGACCCACCGTGGTGACGTCCTGGTAGGCCGTGTCGGGGCTCCCGAGGGAGTTTGTCTGGTAGTTCGTGACCAGGCGCTGGATCTTCAGAGCCCCCGTGCGGTCCGTGTCGACCGTGGACACGCCGTCAGAGAGGATGATCCTCTGCTGGGCTTTCACAAACCGCGCGCCTACCTCAACGCCCACCATGGCCAGATCGTCATTCGTGAAGGGGATACCTGGGTGTGATTGATACTTCTTGGCGCGCTTGGCTGCAATCGCAGCCGCGATCTCGTACGCGGGCGGGCGGAGGGCTGAAAGCTCTACGCCTGCAGTGCAAGATCGGTGACTGTTGAGGAGATTCCCGTAAGTCGTGAGGGTGCCAGCGCTTCCCTGGGTCACCGCAAACACCATGCCAGGGATGGCGCGGTCGGGGTCTTCGCGGGACACCATTTCGGCGACCAGCTTGTCCAGCTCGGTCTTGATGGATAAGCCACTAGCAACGGTGTGGAATTGCTTGTCCGCCATGGCCGTGACCAAGTCGTCGTAATTCACATCCGCGGGCGTCCCTGCCATCTGGGTGGCTACAGCCGCGAGCCCTGCCGGCACTCGCTCGCCTTCCATTAGGCACACACCCAGGCGCACGTCGAGAGCGGACGATCCTTGATGGATCGCCGTAAAATCCACACCTGTTCCGGCGCTGGCCGAGTAGGCGGCCGGGAAGTCATCGTCCGCCTGGGCCGCTAGCGCCAGCAGGGCCGCGGCCTCTACATCCGCGGCCGTGTCAGTGTCGTCGACCCCCACCACGATCCGCCGCCCGCCGATGTACATCACGATCGAGCCCGATTCCGTGGCGGCGCCTGCGAAGTCGATAGACCCCGCAAGCTCGGTGCCCGCAGCGTCGTCAAACAAGTACACCCACAATTCAGTCTCACGATCGATCTTGCGGTAGGCCGCGACCATGGCGGCCGCTTGGCTGTCAGTCCCGGCCAAGACTTTGACCTGGTCCACACTCTCGACACGGTAGAGCCCCGCAGAGGCAGAGCCCGCGCTAGTCTTCTGCGCGACGATCAAGGAGATGTGGTCCTGGATCGAAACACCCGAAGTCGCATTGCTGGGATCAAGCTCGGTGTAGACGCCAGGGACCAGGAGATTGGACCCAATTTTATAGAACGTGACGGCCATTTACTTGGACCCTTCAGATTTTGAACCTCTGAGGGGTTCGGATTTCTCTCCGCCTCTCGG